AAAGACTATTTAGGTTTTAAGCGTAGAGTAGGTCAAGACCGCTACCATGGTGATTATGTTCTTTGTAATCATCCTGAAGCTAAGGTAGACTCATGATAGTACACTCAGGGTATGGTCATTACGATAATAAATTTAGGAACACTAGTGTCCCTGATGGTCATTGTCCGAGATGTACCAGTGAAGAGGATGGTGTGGAATTAGAATATCTTGAATTTTCTGATGAAGCACCCAATGAAGTTTGGTTTTGTCCACAGTGTGACACCAACTACGAAGTAGAAATGGTGAGAGACTGGGACACAATAACGGAGTACTATAAGCAATGATTATTTACGAACTAACTAATAAGCTAAATGCCGATAAGAGTCAAGTATCAGTGTTTAGTAAGTTTTACGCTACAAAAGAGGAAGCTACTAAACTTAAACAAGAGCATACAAAAGTCTTTAAACATGACTTTAGGTCTCTTGGGAGAGAACAGATAGCAAACATACTGTCAATGGGTCATGTTGATATTTACTATGATGGTGGTTGGCAAGAGGTACATGATGTATCATCTCTTGTAAAAAGTAGCAAGGAGGTTAAATGATTGAGGATTCACAAATAATCAATATGTTTAATCACATTTATTATGAAACACATAACAAAGGCAGTAATAGGGTCAGGACTCTTATAACGGGTCTTGACCTTATTAAGGCTACTTATGTCATCCAGTGGGTCTCCAGAGACAAAATCAGAGTCTGGTGTGACCAAGATGACTTTGATGTTTTAGGAGAACTAGATGAAAAAAGAGAGTAAAGAGTTTTTAGAATCTTTACTCGGATTAATTATTTTAATCTCTCTTTTTATTTGGTTTTTTAATTAAGGAGAACAATGAGTAATAAAATAGAATACGGGTTCGAGAATACTTTCTTGGACTCTGATATTGAAATGCCTGATGGTATAGATATCCACGATGCATATGGTATATGGGTAGACAATATCTTAGTTTATAAAGTTAAGGATAGACAAAAATTGGAGGATGAAAATGCAATTAGTGACAATGAATGAAAGACGAGGTGAGTCAGAATTTCATTGGTATTCGATTAAAAGCCCTAATGAAACTGATTTAGAGATTCTTACAGATAATTTTGGAGAATTAGATAGGGAAAATGAATATCATGGTGAGTATCCAATTAATAGTTGGACTAGTGCCGTAAGTGTTTATAGTCGAGTTGATATAAATGATGATGAGATTCAAGTTATGAAAAAATTTCAAATAGTGTAGGGGAATAAAATGAGTAAAGAATATACAATAGGTGTTTGGGATTGTACTTTTTACTTGACTGATAATGATGGTAATGAGGTGTTGGATGAGAATGGTTTTGTACAAATCTACGATGCACCTGATTTAGATTATTCTTATATTGCTGAACATCCTGAAATAGATGATTTAGTAAAAGTTAAGGAGGAAAAGGATGGCTAATCCTAACAACAATCAAAATGCCTATCATCAGGCATTACAAATCAATAGAGATTTGAAAAAAGAAATTGATGAATTAAAAGAGAAAATAAAAGTACTGACAGAAATGTTAGAAGAGCAGATAAATGAAAACCATCGATGAGGTTGTAATGGTAGATTGTGCAATGCAAGTTAAGAAATTTTACAATCTATACCTTGATGCTGATTTCGATGATAAGTTAGATTTAGCTCTGTTTTATAAATCTAAGATGGAACATTTCCAGTCCCTTGTAGACCAAGGGGTTGAGCATGAGCCAAATTTTTAAAAAGCGGTACTACGGTGACGACTGTAGGGTGGGTTCGAATCCCACGCATATTCTGGAGGAAGTATAATGAACAAATGGAGTTATCCTATCGAAATGGTAGACGAATGTTGCCCCATGTGTGGGTATGAAGTTGAGGTAAGAAGTGACGGAAATTCAAATTGTAGCGTTTGTGGACATGCTGAAGTTTTACCTTGCAGTATATGTCCAAGACTTGAAAATTGGACTTGTGATTGGAATTATGAGACTCAATGTAGTGAGTTTCCTCAAAAAATGGGAGATAAAATGAAGGTATATCATGTAGATGTTGTAAAAAGGTCAACAGTTGTAGAGACAAAAAGAGTAGAAGCTAACGATGAAGATGAAGCGTTACAAATTGCTTTAGATGAAGCTGATGAAGAAATAAAATGGTGTGATTTTAATACAAGTTATTTCGAAAAATCTACTCAAGGTATAACTGAAACTATAACTGAAATTAAACCCCCAAATGGTCAAAGCTATTTTGACAAAAAGGAAGAAATGGAAAAACTTTTTAATAAAGCTATGGAGGTTGAAGATGAGCAGAAAAAACCTCACTAAACAAGAAATTTCTATGGCAATAATTCTATGGGACATTGTTTATAAAGCTATTAGCAAACGCTATGAGCAATTTGAAGGCAGAACTGATCTAGAGAAAGAAGAAATAGTAGGTTATGCGGTAAATGAGATAGTTATTGCTTTAAATGAACCATTGTTAAAAGAAATAAACAATCAACTAGAAGAAATAGATAGAATAAACATTTTATGACATCTAGTAGAGGATGTGGAAAGAGACCCCTAATTAGTCCAATTAGGAGTCTCTTACTTCTTCTTCTTTAATTAACCTATTAAGGGACTTAATATGAATAAAGAGGAATGTATTTGTCAAATTTGCACAGGTAGTAAATCAGACAGAGATATTTTTAGACTTATAAATTATTACGAGAAGACAGTGTGTGAAGTTTGTTTACAGACAGTTGTTGCACCAGCTTCGCCTAAATTGTTTATGCATTATGTAAACGATGGTGTAATACTTTATGAAGATTTGAGAAAAGAGAAAGAGTACATAGAATCACTTGATATTGCTGACTCATTTTTCGATGACAACGAAATTGGATATGCAGTGGACTCTGATGGGTCTATTGTTAAAGGGGATTTTGATAAAAAACAAGAAAACATAACCCCTAAAAGTTTATTTGACTTTTTAGAAGAAAACGCAGTAGGTCAAAGAGAAGCTAAAAAGACATTGGCAGTTGCAATGTACAATCATTTTAAAAGAATTAAATTATCAAGAGAAGGCATACATATTAACAAAAATAACATACTTCTTGTTGGTAGCACAGGTGTTGGCAAGACCTTCATATCTTCGTTATTAGCAAAGAAATTAAATTTGCCTTTCGTTATTGCCGATGCTAACACAATAACCCAAGCAGGGTACGTTGGTGGCGATGTAGAAGACATGTTAGAGTCTTTAGTACGCAAAGCAAACGGAGATCTCGACAAAGCTCAGTGTGGAGTCATAATTATTGACGAAATAGACAAGATTTGTTCACAGAAAACTACATCAGGAAGAGACCCAAGTGGTGAAGGTGTACAACAAGCTCTGCTAAAGCTTATTGAGGGCGGAGAGTTTAAAGTTGGAACAGGTAAAGACAATGAAGGTAAGAAGAAAGGTTTTATATTTGACACTTCAAATGTATTGTTTATTGTTGCTGGTGCTTTTATCGACATTGAGGATATAGTTTTAGAAAGAGAAGTTGTAAGTGAAAAAATTGGATTTTTAAACGAAAGCAAAGCAAAAATGCAAAGAGGTGAAATCTACAAGAAAATTATTCACGATGATTTTGAAAAATTTGGCATAATTCCAGAACTATTAAGCAGATTACCAACTAGGGTATCATTAAAACCCCTTACGGAGTCTAATTTAGTCGATATTATGTCTAAAGTTAACAACAATTTAGTAGGTCAATACAAACATTTGTTTGCAGAAGACAATATTAAATTTAAAGTAACAAAAAGTGCTTTAAAAGAAATTGCAAGGAATTCTATCTTAACCAATACGGGTGCTAGGGGTTTGCAAGGTATTTTTGAAGAACTTTCAAGGGAAGTTATGTTTACATCACCATCCGATGATTCTATAACTAATTTTACAATAACAAAAAAGGATGTTGAAAATTTGACAAGCGGTTAATAAATAAAAACGGAGGTTTTATGGATAACAGAGAATTACTATTATTACAAATCTCATCGCAATTAAACCACATGTCCCAAACTGTAAGCAAGGGGCGACAGTCTGCATTTAAGAAAGTTTTACTCGGTGCAGATAGCGTAAGGACAATTGCAGAAGATATTTTAGACTTTACAATCAGTGCATTATCAAAAGGTACAGCACTAACATCAACAGCATCATCACTAGCTTCTAGGATGAATGTACACACTCAATTCAATTTGAAATCAGGAACTTCGCAAAAGGCGGAAGCTACAATGATTTCAGCAGGAGTTGAGGCTTTGGGTTCACTCGGATCTCTTGGTTATACACAGGTTGTCACAGAGTCCCAAGGTGTTATGAAGTTAAATAGACTTGATTTTAAAGACGAAAGAAATTTATTATTTAAATACTTTCAAGAAATTAAGAAAGTATCTCCTATAGATTTACCACAGGAGGAGTACAAGGGTTGGACACATCCATACAAAAACGGTGTGTCTATAGTAAAGAAGATGCCTTCAGAGTTAAGCAAGAAGTATCTTTATAAAAGAATGCCAAAGGTTTATGACGCTTTAAATTCTTATGGTTCTACGGCTTTTGTTGTAAATGAAGAGTTGTTAGACATCGTAAAGGATTTTGACAAAGAAGACCATGCATTTATCCCGCCCACTGTACTAAGTGAAACAGTTAGTGAATCTTTAAAGAGTTTACTAAACTTTAAAAGGACATCTGAGTTTGTTGGAAAACAAGCAAAGAAATGGTATTTAGAAAATGTAAGTTATCAACTTTTGAAGAAGGGGCTTACAGTGGCGCAGATAGATGGTAGGAGCAACACTTACAAGAAACGAAAAGCCTCTGGATGGATGAAAGATAAGTCCTCCGATGCTTTAGATATTGTAAGGGCATCGTCTAAGAGATATGAGTATGACAGGGTAATTGACATGGCAACTCTAATGCAAGGTAAAGCTTTTTACTATGACTTTCAATTGGACAGTCGAGGTAGATTTTATCCCATAGTCAATTATTTTGAACCAACGGGGTCTGATTTAGCTAAAAGCTTACTAATGTTTAACCATGGTGTTCCTTGGTCTGAAAATGTTGAAAGGGCTTTAGCTATACATACAGCAAATTGTGCAGGTGAGGACAAGATTTCTTTAGATGATAGAGTTCTCTGGACATATGTCTGGATGGATGAGATTTTAAAAGCATCTAAAGACCCCTACAATTCTGAATGGCTTAACCAATTTAGCACTGACAAGAAAACTAAGTTTCAGTTAATATCTGCATGTCTTGAATGGAAGCGACTCGAAGAGCAAGGGGTAGACGACTATATGTGTCATTTACCAATAGGTCTAGATGCAACCAACTCAGGTCTTCAGATACTCTCAGCAATGACCAGAGACAGGTCTGGCGCTGAAGAAACTAATGTTATTAAACACCCTAACAAGGAGATTGGTGACGCTTACATGGTTATAGCTAGATCTGTTCTGGACAATGGCTTTTCTTATAAAGAGTTCGAAAACCTAGGCGACAAGGCTTGGAGAAAACTTTGTAAAAGACCTACTATGTCATATTACTATGATGCAGGAAAAGGTTGTATACAAGACCAAACTTTTGAGGATAGAAGAGACCATGGCTATGATTTGTTATCAGAAATGACTTACGATGATTCTGCCTATATAGGTACTGCTATTTTCGATGGTGTGCGGTTAGCTTTTCCAAGACAAACAGAAGCCAAGGATTTACTTAAAAGGGCAGTTTGTACTTACCTAGACAATAACACAGCAACTCCAATGATAACTTGGAAAACAGCAACAGGGTTTACAGCGTTTCAAAATTATGCAAAGACTTCTATAAAAAGAGTCAATTGTATGTTTGCAAGCAGACCTGTAAAACTTAGCTATCAAGTTTTCTTAAGCGAAGCAAGAAAGACTGACCATGAGAGAGGTATAAGTGCAAACTTTGTACACTCTCAAGATGCATCTTTGTTAGCTATGGTAATTGCAAGATTAGCAGAGTTGGGCTTAAGTGACTTTATGATGATTCATGACCAGTTCTCAGTAAATGCAGAGAACATGGATTTGTTACTAATGGTGTTTAAGGATGTGTTTAAAGAGATATTTGAAGTAGACCAACTTGGTAATACTTTACATTCTTTAGGATTGTCTGAAGTAGGGATAGAAAATTATGGTGATTTAGACATGGAAGAGATTCTAGATTCTAAATACATAATATCTTAATTATATGACATCTTATAGAGGATGGTTCGCTAGAGGAGAGCAAAATGGCAAGTGAATTTAAAGAATTGTGTGATATGTATGGATTATCTCCGGGTGACCCAGAAGCAATTGACAAGTTGATTCATTTTATAGGTGAATCAGATGATGACGAGGAAGACTCATGGTATTTCAATGAAAATGCCGATGCGTTTGATCCAGATTCTGAACAAATGGAGGAAACAGAGGATGAAGAAGAATGATGAGGTAAATCACCCACAACATTACACTTCAGGAAAGATAGAAGCGTTAGAGATAATAGAAGATGTTACGCAAGACCTTGAAGGTCTAGAAGCATTTTCAATGGGTAGTGCATTAAAGTATTTAATTAGGTTCAACAAGAAAAAAGACCCTATACAAGACTTAGAAAAAGCGGTTTTTTACATAAATCGTATAATAGGTCTAAGATTGCATGAGATTGAGAAACTTTACAGTGAGGATAAATCATGATTGCTTTAATTGACGCTGACATAATTGTCTATTGGGCATCTAATCATTGTCAAACCAACTATTATGATGTAGTTGATAAAGATAATGAAAGTATCAAAGAGTACGACAGCAAACGTCATGCTTTAGATGGTCTGGAGGATATAAATGCATTGTGGCAAACACAAGCGATTGAGGGTGAAGAATCACCTTACAGGGTAATACAAGGTAAGATAGTTCTTGAGCCTTGGGCAGAATGTGTTGAGTTTATAAATGATTTTATAGACAGTGTTGTTAATAAGTCAAAGTCGACTGAGTATGAATTGCATTTGTCAGGACATACTAATTTCAGAAAAGAGATTGCAGTGACAAAACCTTACAAAGGTAACAGAAAAGGTGAGAAGCCTTTCTATTATCAAAAAGTGAGAGACTATTTAACAGAAGTCATGGGTGCAAAGGTGTCTGTTGATGAGGAAGCTGATGATACTTTAGGCATTGCTCAATCAAAAGATATTGACAACACTATTATTTGTACTATAGATAAAGATTTGTGGATTGTTCCCGGTGCAAAGTATGATTTTAAAAGAGAAGAGTTAAGCTACGTTACCGAATATGATGGTATAAGACATTTCCAATACCAAATGTTAGCAGGTGACCAAGTTGACAATATACAGGGTGTTCCTAAGATTGGTCCTGTAAAAGCTAAGAAGATATTATCAGATAATGAAGATATTGATGATGCTTGGAATATTATTAGAGATTTGTATAGGAGTTCCTATGATTACAATTCTGATGATGTAATGTTAGAGATGGGTAGACTACTTTGGATGAGACGTAAAGTCGGACAAATGTGGGAACTACCTTTGTTTACAAATAAGCTAGAGAAGGAGGAAATAAATGGCTAATTTAGTAGAAGATGTGGAGTTGAACTGGTGTTTTCTAGACCCTGATAACCCACAAGAAAACTTTGAGAAACTTCAATGGTCTGTTACAGCTTATGTTGATAAGAAAGTAGCAGAGAAGTTTAAAAAGAATGGTCTTATTAGATCTTTGCGACCTGTAGAGGATGCAGATGGTAATGAGACTGGGCAATACAAAGTAACTTTTAAACAAAATGCAAAAACTTCAGCAGGCAAGGATTTATCGCCTCCCGGTGTTTTTACTAAGACAGACACAGGAACTATTAAACCCTTAGCTGGTGTTATTATCGGTAATGGTTCTACTGGTACTGTATCATTTGACACCTATGACTGGGATTATAAAGGTCAAAAGGGCAAGTCTATGAGTTTAAAAAATGTGCTTGTTACTAATCTAATACCTTACGAAAAGTCAGACCCTGCAGGTTCAGAGTTTGGTTCTTTAGATTCAGGTTCGGAGTTTAATAAACCTAAGAAAGAAGATATGGATTTAAACTTCGAAGATAGTGACGATTACTAATTAACAGTAGTGTCTACAGATACTCTTCTATGAGGGGTATCGATAGACATTATTTTCACAATCAAAGGTCTTTATTGACCTTTATTTTTCTATGGAGGAAAAATGAAAAATACAGAAAATAATCAAGAGGGTGTTTTTGTAAGGCACGAGTCTTGTGAAGCTTGTGGTTCTAGAGACAATAAAGCTGTTTACGACAACGGTGATAAGATGACTTACTATTGTTTTGGCTGTGAAGATACAGGAATATACAATGACGATAATTCTGCTGTTGAGAAGACACCAAAAGAGTTTAAGAACATTGTAGAGTCTATTGATGATATAAAAGATTATCCAGTGCGAGGTTTTCGTGAACGTAAGATAACAAAAGATATTTCAGAACTCTACGGTGTTAAAGTAGGTTACTCTGAGGAAGATGGTAAGACTATTAAATACCATTATTACCCTATAACCAACAAAGGTAAGGTAGTAGGTTATGAGCGTAGAGATTTAGACGCTAAAAGGTTTCTAGCAATAGGATCCGTTAAGAACAAAAATGAGTTCTTTGGACAGTCTAAATTTGCCCCCGGCTCTTGCAAAAGAATTGTTGTTACAGAGGGCGCACTTGATGCAATGTCTATCCAACAGGTTTGGAAAGATAAGAAACAAGAGTGGGCAGTTGTATCAGTTATCAATGGAGCCCAAGGGGCATACAAACAAGTCGTTTCTAACTTGGATTACCTTAACTCTTTTGAAGAGGTCGTGTTTTTATTTGACCACGATGAGGCAGGAAGAGATGGTGCAAAAGCTTGTGCTAGGTTAGTCAGAACTGGTAAGGCTAAGATTGGTGCTTTAGGCAGATACGGTAAAGATGCTTCTGATTACTTAGTTGCAGATAAGACTTACGAACTAGAGAAAGCAATATGGAATGCTGAGATGTATTCTCCTGCAGGGATTGTGAATTCTGCTGACACTTGGGATTTGTTTAATGAGGACAGAAGAGAAGACTCTGTGCCTTACCCCGATTGTTTTGCCAATGTCAATAAGATGACATACGGCAGGAGGACTGGCGAGTTAACTATATTTACTGCAGGAACAGGGTCTGGTAAGTCAACTTTTGTCAAAGAGGATATTTATCATCTTATTATGACAACAGATTACCAAATTGGCGTAGTGTCCCTTGAGGAGTCCATACGGGAGACTTTAGATGGAATCATTGGGGTACACCTCAACAAGAGAATAAACCTACCAGACGTAGAATTTGACCGCTCAGGAGCAGAAGGCTCTAAAGCATGGGAGGATGTTGCAGGTTCAGGTCGTCTTTTATTATTAGACCATCAGGGCTCTGTAAGTGACTCGTCTCTTATGGATAAGATAGAATTTATGGCGGCATCTGGCTGTAAGTTTATATTTCTAGACCACATAACTATAGCAGTTAGTGAGGTTGATGGTAATGTAAACGAAGCTATGGACAAAGCCATGTCAGATCTATTGAAGTTGTGTAAGAAGCACGATGTTTGGATTGGAGTGGTCTCACATTTGAGGAAAACCAGTGGTGGTAGTAAGACTTTTGAAGAGGGTGCATCTATAACTGAGGACTCATTAAAAGGGTCAGGAAGTTTAAAACAGATAGCATTTCAAATTATCGGTTTTTCTAGAAATAAATACTCGGAGGACGAGGGTGAACGGCAGAGGGTTGGAATATCAGTGCTAAAGAACAGGTTTACAGGACATACAGGTCCAGCAGGTTCTGCAAGGTATGATAACATTACAGGTCGTTTACATAGTACACCTTCTGAGTTTCAATAATTCACTGTGGAGGAGAGTTATGAGTACTGAAAGAAAATTTTATACATTAGATGATGGCAGGGTCTTGACGATAGATGAGATAATGGCATTAACTGGTGTTAGTAAGAAGACAACATGGGTTAGGTTACAAAAGACCAGAGACTATGAAGAGTTGGCAAAACCCACTGTATTCATGAAAAAAGAAAGAGGTCATAAGAATTACTTTGAAGACACTTACAAGGACTTAACAACCGAGCAGTTTAAACTTTTGTTTGGAAAATGGTCATGAAGAAGTTGGTTTTTGATGTAGAGTCTAACGGTTTTGTTAATGATGCTACAACTGTTTGGTGTATATCTACTTATGACATAATTAGTAAAGAGACTATTACTTTCTCAGACAATAGTGATGAATGCCCTTCTGTAAAGGAGGGTCTTGATTTTCTAGCCAATGCTGATGAACTAATAGGTCACAACATAATTATGTACGACATACCTCTGTTACAAAAACTATTTAAATTTAAGACAAAGGCTAGACTTATAGATACTTTTCTTATGAGCCAGTTGTTGAACTTCAACAGGACTTTAGGAAGATACAAAGGTAGACATGGTCTTGAGATGTGGGGCGAACATTTTGGTGTTTTAAAACCATCACAAGGTCAATGGCTGATGTTTGAAAAGTCAATGCTAAACAGATGTGAGCAAGATGTGCTTATTAATGTAAGGGTGTTTCACTCACTGTTAAGAGAGTTTAAAGAGTCTGGTGTACCAAAAGAGGTATTAAATCGTGAGTTTAGGATAGCTAAGATAAGTGCTAAACAGGTCAAGAATGGATGGTTAGTTGACAGGAGTCTTGCTGATAAGCATATAGCTTTCTTAACTGTTGAGATAGATAAACTTAAAGATAAGATTGAACCTTTGATGCCACCTATAATAAAGTGTCCTGACTTTTGGATTAGTAATGCCGAGTGTAATACTATACTAAAGACTAAGGGTGTTGATTATCAGAAAGATCTAGTGGGCGGTAAACAGTTGAGAAAACCAGTTACCCCTAAATGGACTAAAGCTGGGAAACTACATAAGCACATACAAGACTGGTTTGAAGGTTACGATTGCGTTGATTACATAAACAACACTAAAGGTTTACAAGTAAATGGTCCATATTGTAGAGTTGAGATTACCCCTGCAAAGCTTACACAGACTGCTGAGGTTAAGAAATTACTGTTTAAACACGGTTGGAAGCCTACAGAATGGAACACTAAAAGAGCTGAGGACGGTAGCGTTGTAAGAACTTCAGCGAAGTTAACCGAAGATTCCTACAATTCGATACAAGGTGATCTTGGTCAAGAGATAGCTTTACACGCAGTATATCAACACAGAAGAAACACTTTACAAAATCAAAAGAATAAAGATAGAGGTTGGCTTGGTGTTTGTAGAGACGATGGTAGGCTGGAATGTGTTCCTTTTACTTTAGGAACAGCTACTGGGAGGATGTCACATAGGAATCTAGTAAATGTACCCGGAGCAAAAGCTGTTTTTGGTAAGGAAATGAGAAGCATATTTATAGCACCAAAGGATAAAGTATTGGTTGGTTGTGATTTAGCTTCTGCCCAGCTAAGGTTATTAGCCGCCGCAATGGGAGACCCTAGGTATGTAAATACGGTTACGACAGGTAAAGAGGAAGATGGTACAGATGTGCACACTGTCAATCAGAAAGCCGCAGGTTTAAAAGATAGAAGTCAGGCTAAGACTTTTATTTATGGATTTCTGTTTGGAGCAAGTGCCGCTAAACTTGGAACTATTGTAGGTGGTAAATCAAAAGAAGGGACTGTACTTAAGACTAAGTTTTTAAGAACATTTCCTCTTTTAAAGAAACTACAAGATAAATTAATAAGTGAGTTTAATAGGTCTGGTAACAGATTTATAACTGCTCAAGATGGTAGAAAGATACAAGTAGACTCTGAACATAAGCTTCTTAATTACCTGTTACAAGGCAATGAGGCAATCTTAGCAAAAGAGTGGGCTATTGTATCGGATGGTCTTATTAAGAAAAACAACATAAATTGTAAATTATTAGCAATTATGCATGACGAGCAAAACTTTGAATGTGATAAAAAAGATGCAGATAAACTTTCTAAAATATTAGAGGAGTCTGCAAAGATAGCAGGTCAAAGGTTAGGCTTTGATTGTCCAATGTCTGGTAATTCAAAGATAGGGAAAACTTGGTATGACATTCATTAACTATAAACTACTTAATACTGAGAATAGGCTTCTCAGATCTTGCATACAAGAAAGCCTAGAAGAAGAGTCAAGTAAAGGAAAGGATGTTATGCAGTTAGCTGAAGCATTAACAAAATTTCATACTTTGCTTGATGAGGACACTGAGTACTACGAAGGATTCAGAATGTACTCAGATGTCCATAAGAGATATTTTGATAAACTTAAAAAGCTAGGTCTATTGCCCGAAGCAAAAGAGGATTAAAATAAACACACATTAATAGAGGAAAAATTATATGAAAAAACTAGCGACAGATTATCAAAACTTTATAGCATTAAGCAGGTATGCCAGATGGCTACCAGAGAAGAATAGAAGAGAAACATGGCAAGAAACAGTTGCTAGGTACTTTGATTTTATGGAAGAACATTTAAAAGAAAATACTAATCAAGAGTTAGTACCTAAAACTAGAAAAATATTAGAAGAAGCGGTGCTTAGTTTAGATGTTATGCCAAGTATGAGGGCGTTGATGACGGCTGGTCCTGCTTTGGCTAAGAATCATATAGCTGGATATAACTGTGCTTATTTAAGTGTTGACCATCCTAAAGCATTTGATGAGTGTCTTTTTGTTTTAATGCACGGCACTGGTGTAGGTTTCAGTGTTGAGAGACAGCATGTTAATAAATTACCTAAAGTTCCTGAAGAGTTAGTAGATGTGGAAGACACCATAGTTATACAAGATAGTAAAGAAGGATGGCAGTCTGCATTCCGTAAGCTTATTACCTATCTTTATGATGGTGAAATGCCTAAGTGGGATTTTTCAAAGATAAGACCTAAAGGATCTAGGCTTAAAACATTTGGTGGTAGAGCCAGTGGACCAGAGCCTTTGATTGATTTGTTCCATTTTGCTACTAACATCTTTAAGGATGCTGGTGGTAGAAAGCTTACTAGCTACGAGTGTCATCGAATGATGTGTAAGATTGCAGAGGTTGTTGTCGTTGGTGGTGTTAGACGTAGTGCATTGATTTCTCTAAGTAATTTGACTGATGAGCGCATGCGTAATGCCAAGAGTGGTCAATGGTGGACCGATACACCAGAAATGGCACTTAGTAATAATAGTGTGTGTTATACAGAGAAACCTGATATGGGTATTTTTATGAAAGAATGGACATCTTTGTATGAATCTAAATCAGGTGAACGTGGCATTTTTAATAGAGAAGCCGCAGTAAGGCAAGTGTCATCTATAGGAAGAAGAGATGCAGGGCATGACTTTGGTTGTAACCCTTGCAGTGAAATTATTCTTAGAGATGGTCAATTTTGTAACTTAACTGAAGTAGTAATAAGAGCAGAAGATACGCAAAAAGATATAATGAGAAAGGTAAGGTTGGCAACTATACTTGGTACATTCCAAGCTTCCCTGACTAATATCAAGCGGTTACGCCCTAAATGGGTTCACAATACAGAAGAAGAGGCGCTTCTTGGTGTTTCTCTTACTGGCATTATGGACAATTCATTTATGAACGGCAGTAATACTGACAGAGGTTATTATGGTAAAAGAAACTTACCAGATTTCTTATCAGATCTTCGCAAAGAAACAGTTAAAGTTAACAAAGAGTGGTCAGGTTTATTAGGCATAAGCCAAGCCACTGCAACAACTGCTATTAAACCTAGTGGTACAGTAAGCCAACTAGTCGATTCAGCGTCTGGCATTCATACTAGACATAACGACTATTACTTCCGCAGGGTAAGAGCAGATTCTAAAGACCCTATTGCACAACTGATGGAAGACCAAGGCATACCCTGTGAGGCTGATGTAATGAAACCTGATAGTGTTAAAGTCTTTACATTTCCTACTAAAGCTCCTAAAGGTGCAATACTTAGGAACGATAGAAGTGCAATAGAGCAATTGGAATTATGGCTAACTTATCAAAGATACTACTGTGAGCACAAACCAAGTGTAACAGTCAGTGTCCGAGAGAATGAGTGGATGGAGGTAGGCTCTTGGGTCTATAAGCATTTTGATGAAGTAAGTGGCGTTAGCTTCTTACCTCATTCAGACCATTCATACCAACAAGCGCCTTATGAAGATTGTACTAAAACAGAGTATGATAAATTAGCTAAGACAATGCCTAAGTCTGTAGATTGGAACTTAATAAGTCAATACGAATTAACGGACACTACAGTAGGCACTAAGACATTGGCATGTACAGGAAGTATATGTGAAATGGTCGACTTAGTTGAAGAAGAGAAGGAGATGGAATGAAATTATTATTAGTTTGTGTTCTAGCTATTTTTTTAGCAAGTTGCGCTGTTTTTGAGGCAAAGATTGATGAAGCCCAGAGGCTTGAATGTACACCTGCCGATTCATTAGGATGTTCTGGTTGGAATTAAATGTCCGAACCAGACATTCTAGTTTGTAG